CCACTAGGCGTTGCTGGTGTTGGTGATTTTGGCGTAGTCAATATTCAACAAAACAGAGAAATAACACGATTAATTGCACCGTTTCGTAAAGGCACAGTTCTAGGTGTTTCTTAATGGCTACACTTGCTGAAATAACAGACGGTATGAAAACAACATTAAGTAATATTTCTGGACTACGTTGTTACGACAATGTACCAGATATGGGTTTAAACTTCCCAGCAGCATTTATTGTGCCAACAGAAATACAGTTTGATTTAGCTATGCAAAGGGGAACGGATCTATACACATTTGATGTTTTAATTGCTGTACAACGTGCTGATAGCAGAACTGCACAGGATAAACTGCACGGATATATAACAGGACAAGGTGCAAATAGTGTAAGACAAACTATATTTAATAATAGAACATTAGGTTTATCTGATACAGACGCAAGAGCAGTATCAGTATCAAATGTCAGTGCAGATGTAAGCGTAAATGGTATTGACGCAATCGGTGCTAATATTGAAGTGCAAGTGTACACGAAAGGTACAAGTTAATGAAATATAAAATAATTGGAAATAAAAAAGTACAAGGTAAGGAAAAAGGCGACATAATAACTATTGATGATGAAAATGTTGCTAAGTCATTAATAAAAGGTGGACACATTGAACCTACTACAATTAAGAAAAAACGTGCTAGAAAAAAAGACGGCACATTTGTAAAAGATGATAAAAGCACACCAAACATTAATGAAGCGTGGGAAGTAGATAATGGCTAAATTTGTATTTAATGACGGAAAAGTTTTTAGTGGTGGCTACGATTTATCAGACCACATCACAAGCGTAAACCTAGATATTACAGCTGAAGAATTAGACGCAACAACAATTAATAGTGGTGGTTTTCGTGAAAGACTAGGTGGACTTAAAGACAGTACATTACAAATGGACGGTTTTTATGAAGCTGGTGCAAATAAACCAGACGCTTTACTTGGTACGTCAATAGGCAACGAATTGATTGTTACAACAGTACCAGACGCAGGTGTAGGCAATACAGCGTACTTTATGAAATCAAGATTATTTAGTTATCAAATGTTTGGTGCTATAGGCGAGATAGCACCATTTAGTATTTCTAAATCACAATCAGATGACGAAGTGGTACAAGGCAAAATAGAAATAGACGGTGCATTAACTACTACTGGTAATTCAACCGGGGTACAGTTAGGTGCAGTTGGATCAACAGAAAAAATATATGTGGCTATACATTGTACTGCTGTTAGTGGTACATCAACACCAACAGTTACGTTTAAATTACAATCAGATGACAACGCTAGTTTTACAAGTCCAACTGATGTAATAACTTTTAGCGATATAACTGCAATAGGTGCTGATTATCAAAGTGCAGCAGGTGCAATAACTGATGATTACTTTAGACTTAATTACACAATATCTGGAACAACACCAAGTTTTTCAATACACGCAACAATCGGTATAGAATAACACACACAACTTAACTTCTTTACTTATCTATAAAATTAAGTTTGAAAGGAGTTTACATTGGCAAAATTTGTTTTAACAGACGCTAGTGTTACCTTGAACAGCGTTGATCTATCAGACCACGTTTCAAGTGTTACATTAGACATTACAGCTGATGAAATCGTTACAACAGCTATGGGTGATACATTTCAATCTAGAACTGGTGGATTAAAAGACGGAACACTATCTATTGAGTTCCAACAAGATTTCGCAGCTAGTGAAGTGGACGCTACATTATTCCCATTACTTGGATCTACAACAGCATTTGTTGTAAAACCAACAAGTGGATCAGTAAGTGCTACTAACCCAAGTTATTCTGGAAACGTGCTTGTAAATCAACATATACCAGTAGCTAACGGTGTTGGTGAATTGGCAACTATGTCTGTATCGTTCCCAACAAGTGGCACAATTACTAGGGCAGAATCTTAGTAATAGCAACATATATAAATCAGAAAGGTTAAAATAACATTATGAACTCAGGTTACATAATTGAATATCAAGACGGCAAAAAAATTGAAGCTGATATTAGACCAGTTGATTTAGTTGGTTTTGAACGACAATTTGGCGTTGGTTTTGGTGTCCTAGCTGATCCAAAGGAAGCACGTTATGAACACGCTGCATATTTGGCTTGGCTAGGTGCTAAACGTAAGGGTGAAACTGATAATTTTGATGACTTCCTTAATAAGGTAGATACTATCAAGGAGTTTTCAAGTGATACCCCAAAAGCCAAGTAATAGATTTGATTGCCACTATTAGTGTGCAAACAGGTCTAAGTCCAAACGAATTAATGAATAGCGATTTGGAATTAATAAGTGCTATTGCTGATGTATTAAATAGGAAATATGGCAACCATTGAACAAATGGGCAGAGGTAGAACGTTAAACGTTACTGGTGCTGTTGGTGTTTCTGGTTTAAATGAACTATTACGTGATTTTAAAAAGCTAGACAAAGAAATTAACAAAACAATACGTAGAGTTAATAAATCAATAGCAGATGAAGTTTCAAATGACGCTATAAAACTTGGAAAACAACAAAATGTAGGTGGCAGACCAGTACACCGTAGGGATCGTGGTGTTAAAGGTATCAAAGGTCGTGCAAGGCAAAACCAAGCAAGTATAGAGTTACAAGGCCATAGAAATGACGCAGTTTTATCATTAGAGTTCGGTCGTATTTATCAACCAGTCCCGGTAAATACAAATAAAGGGCAACGTTACAGATATTATCCACTTGGATTACTAGGAACATTACCTAGATCAAGACCGGGTGCAGGACGTTTATACAGACGTTTTGTAGGCGATAAAGCATTTCAAACAGGTTTCGGTGGTTACGTTGTAGGTAAAACAATTAGAAACGCATTACCACAAATACAAGAAGAATATTTAGAAAGAGTTTTTAAAGAAATAAACAATACATTACAAATGTCAAAAGTAGTAGAAATACCAATAAGAATATCATCAAGTGGTAAAACTGGATTAGTAGGGAAAGCAGCGTAATGGCAGAAAAAAGATTAAGGTATGCGTTTATTGGGGACGCTGACAGCTTACTTAGATCCATACGTAAATCAGATACAGCATTAGGTAAATTTAGTCGTGGTATAGGCAAAGTTGGTTCTGCTGCTGCTACTGGTTTTGCTGTTGTAGGTGCAGCAGCAGCAGCAGCAGGTGTAGCAGCAATAAAAACAGCTTCAGACGCAGCAGAAGCAGGTGCAGCTTTTGATGTAGTGTTTGGTGATAGCGTTAAAAACTTAACACCATTTATTGATGAATTTGCAAATAAAGCTGGTTTAGCAAGTTTTGAATTACAAGACTTACTTAAAACAACTGGTCAAGTTACACAAGGTATTGGTTTTACACAAGAAGAAAGTGCAAAGTTATCACAAGAACTTGCAACATTAGCTGGGGACGTTGCTGCATTTAACAACGTACAAGGTGGTGCACAACCAGTTATAGAAAGTTTTACAAAAGCACTTTTGGGTGAGCGAGAAAGTTTGGCTACGTATGGTGTCAAAATTTTAGAAGCAGAGGTACAAGCAAGGGCATTTTTACAAACAGGAAAAAGCAACGCAAAACAATTAACTGTTCAAGAAAAAGCACTTGCAACACTTTCTTTAATACAAGAAAAAGCAGCAGTTACACAGGGTTACTTAAATGATGAAAGTGAAAGTTTCGCTGGTAGATTAAATAGAGTTCAAGCAGAATTAAAAGAAGTTCAAGCTGAATTAGGCGAACAATTACTACCTATTGCTACTGATTTATTACCAGTTGTAAGTGATCTAGTTAAATCATTTGCAGAGGGTTTTGGACCAGTAATGAAAGAACTTGCACCTATAATAGAAAGAGTTGCAGATTTATTTAGCATACTTGCACCAGTGCTGTTGCCAATATTAGAAAAAGGTTTTGCAGCATTGGGTAAAGTATTAGATATTGTTGTAGGTGCAGTAGAAATGGGCGTAGATGTAGTAGAAAAATATAACACTAACACAGAAAAAGCAACTGGTGTAACTACAAGTTTTGGCGTTGTACAAAAAGATTTAGGTGATAAATTTTATGGAACTGCAAGTAATGCACAAGAACTTGTAGATAAAGAAGAAGCACTAGAAGCACAAAATCAACGTGGTGCTGCTATGGCAAAATATTATGCTGATTTATATAAAAATGATGTAATACCTACAAAAGTTGACGCAAGAAATGCAATAGAACGTGAACAAGATATGCTTACAAGTCTTATAAAAGAGCAACAAGAAGCGTCAAGAGTAGCTAGAGAAGAAGCAGAAGCAATACAAAAAGATTTAATACCTAATTTAAGTGCATTACAAAGTGCTAGATCGTCTATAACTGCAATACTTGACCGGGAAAAATCAGCTACACGTGCATTACAACAAGCAAAAGAAGATTTAATAGATATAAACAAATCATTACTAGACATTGATGAAACTATTGCTATGGCTAATGATGATTTAGCAAATGCAAATAAAGATGTTAAAGACAAAGAGGACGCACTAGCAAAAGCAAAAGAAAAAGCCAAAGAAGTTACTGATGAAGAACGTTTAGCAATTTTGCGTCAAGAAGAAGCTATTAAACGTTTAACCGAGCAACAAGACGGTAGTGAAATTAAAACACTTGAATTACAACTTGCACAACAACGTTTAAATGAGTTACGTGATGAAGCTGTTGGATCAGACAGAAATGTAGAACAAGCCGAACGTGATTTAGCAGACGCACAACGTGAAGCTGAAGATGTTGCAAAACGTATCAATGATTTACTAGAACGTAAAGAAGAATTACGACAAGCAGAAATTAAAGCTACAGATAAAGTAAAAGAAAAACAAGAAGATTTAAATGATGTATCTACTAAAAACATAGATGTAATGCTACAACTTGCTCAAGCACAAGAAAAATACAATGAAGCACTAGAAAAACTTGCAGACGGTAAATATGAAATGGCACTTGAGAAAATTGCAAAACTTGCTGGTCAAGCAGTAGAAACAGCTAGTGGTGTTGGTTTAGGAACTGTGTCAACAGCAGAAACATTAACAGAAACAGTACCAAAAGTAGTTAAAGAAGTTGCAGCAGTTACACCAACTGTAACAGGTGATCCAACCAGAGGTGCAACACGTGCAAAAGCTATGGGTGGTTTATCTACATTTGGTGAACCTAGTGTTACAGTAAACTTTAACGGTGCTGTTACAAACCCACAGGACGCAAAAGATGTTGTTGTGCAAGGATTGAAAGAATTTAATCGTACTGAGGGTGCATTAAATAGGGTTATAAATATTTCATAATGGCAGCACCAACAGTACGTGTTCGCATAGGTTTTACACAAAATACGTTTACATTGGACGATTTAGTTCGTGGTGTTTTAGATAGTGCAGAACTAGGTGGTGCTGTACCACTTACAGACGTTACAAGTGATGTACAAAGTGTCAGTATTAATCGTGGTAGATCAAGGGACACAGACAGCTTTTTTGCTGGTAGTTGTTCAGTACGATTATTAAATAATACACGTAAATATGAAAACACCAATACATCAAGTCCATATGCACCGGGTATTGAACCAATGATTGCTATAAGGGTGGACGCTACAACAGACGGTGGCAGTACATATAAGGATTTATTTGTAGGTTTTGTAACAGATATAAACCTAAGCTATCCAGACCAATCAAACTCTTTTGCAGATTTTGTAGCTTCGGACGCTTTTATGAAATTAGCTAACACTAGCTTGATAAATGCTTCATTTAGCAGTGCAGATAGTGGAACGTTAGTAAGTAATGTATTAGACAACGCTAACGTTAAGTTCGGTGCAGAACGTGATATTGAAACAGGTATATCTACAATGCAATCATTAAGTGATATTAGTGAAAACACATTATCTGTTTTACAAAATATTGAACGTAGCGAAAATGGTTTATTATTTATATCTAAAGACGGTAAATTAACGTTCAGATCAAGACACACCACGTTCCCAAGCACACCAGACGCTACATTTAGTGATGACGGTAGCGATATACCATACTTGCGTGTAGATTATATCAATGATGACAATGAGATATTTAACGTAGTTTCGTTGACAAGAACAGGTGGTACAACACAAACAGTAGAAGATACTGCTAGTCAAGGTAAATATTTGATTAGAACATTAAGTAGAAGTGGATTATATAACGATAGCGATAGTGAAGTTAATGACGCAGCAAACTTTTTACTTGGTAAATTTAAAGACGCTTTAATTAGATTTGATAACCTAGTTGTTGATTTAACAGAAGCTACAACAGGAAACCAAAATAGTATATTAGATCGTGAAGTTGGTGATGTGGTCAAAGTAGAACTTACACCACCCGGTGGTGGTAGTCCAGCACAAATAACATCAAATGAGATAATTGACAGTATAAGTTACAACATTACACCAGATATATTTAGTTGTTCATATAAGCTATCTAACGCAGACGTACAAGCGTTTATGCGACTAGATAACACGTTATTTGGTGTATTAGACACAGATAAGTTAGGTTATTAATGACACATACAATTAAACTAAACATAGAAAGGATAAACTAAAAATATGGCAAACGGATTTAAAGTTTTTGCTGTTGGTGAAGTTCTTACAGCAGCAGATGTAAATGATTATTTAATGGAACAATCCATATCAATATTTGCAGACAGTACAGCTAGGGACGCACAAATAACAAGTCCAATAGAGGGTATGTTTTGCTATTTAGCAGATACCAACGTATTACAGTTTTACAATGGATCAGCGTGGGCAGCATATTTAGACGAGGGCGACATTTCAAATATTACAGCCGGGACAAATTTAAACGGTGGGGGATCGTCTGGAAGCGTTACTTTAAACTTAGATACAACAATAAGTGCAATTTCTTTACAAGATTACGCAGAAGTTGATGTAGCAGTAACAAGTTCTAGTGGTGTTGTTTCTATAGATTTAGCAAATGGAAATACTGGATCTATAACGCTAACCGAGAACATTAGCGATATTGACTTTACGAACGTTCCAACTTCAGGAGTTTCAACTTTTACTTTACAAATTACACAAGATACAACAGATAGAACAGTTGCAATCAATGCAGTAAC